TCTGACCTGCGATACTGTAAACGTTGTTCATTGAACTATCAGTTGAGTTAAACACTTGCCAACTCTGCTGATTGGTATTTCTACCTGCAATTCTATTCTCAAGAATGGATTTGTAACTACTTGCGTTTAATGTTACTGTAAAGTTATCATCTTGTCCTTGACGATCTTCGCTAATGTTATAACTGGTAACGATACCTGTAAAACGTAGATATGTATTAGCAAGAACAAAATTACTGTTATAGAATCCTCTAATGATTTCTAATTCACCACCTTTAACTTTAGTAGCAAGCACAACATAAATGTTGTTACCATCGATGCCAGATAATGACAATGATGTGTCTGCTGATGTTACACGTAAGTCACGATTCTGTACACCAACTGCAAGTAAACCACCTAGTGGCGTATAGGTTACTCCACCTATGTTTTCTTCTTTGTACGAACTACTAAATGTGTATACACTTGTGTTAGCCAAATTGCCATACTCGTTATATACAGTAAGTTTAACAAACTCAGCGTTAATAACTGATGGTGCATTGACTACTTCTGGGATATTCTGCATAATTTATTCCTTAGGCTGTTGCGACCCACTCGTATAATTGAAAATTGTCTGACCATTCAATTAACGCATTACTAATAACTTGACCACGTAACATTGTCTGTCCACCTGGTATCAATTTATAAACAGGCATGTTAGGACAGAACATATAGAACTCACAAGTGTTACCAACTTTAATACCTGAGTTTACAACGTTTGTTGTTATAATATTAGGTCTATGAGTTGTTACTGTAACAGTACCTGCTGATCCACGTAATACTTGACTAGTCACTGTGAATGGATAAGGATTGTTGCCAATCTGAATCAAATCGTTGGGTTCAAACAATACTCTAGTCGATGGGACTGTTGGTAAGTTTTGTAGTATTAATGTTGTGCCAACAAATGAATTAACTCTAACTGCATTGATTTGCGTACTAGACATTGTACCTTGATAAGCAAAGATCCAATTGAGTTGTGGCAGATTACTGAATGTAATAAGTTGTGGTGTATAACGATCTAACGTATCGATTTGTTCCATTAATGCACGAGCCTCGTAGTATTTAAAACTATTAGGCATCTCTAATTTAATTCTCCATGGATTGTATGTTGGAGTCAAACTAACACGTGGAATTTCATTTCGAGTAATTTGTATACCCACTACATTACGTCTATCTATTTGCATAGAATTGCAAAAATTAACAATTGTCTGTAATCCTGTTGATGCCATAATTTTTCCTTATCTATTATTATACGGCAACTCTTTGCGTGCCATTTCTACTGTACCAAGCAATGTTTTGCGATTCTCAGCAAATAACTGTGCAACACTCTTGGCATCTACTGCACTAATGTTATTGGTAATATAATTGTTAGTGATTGGTGCACTGATTGGGCCACCCCCTCCACCTAATCTGTCATTAGGAACAACTGTGCCCAATGATTTAGGTACAAACAATTCAGGACCTTGTTCACCAACAATACTTGGTTTATTCAATGGGGGTGTTCCACCATTAGCAAATCCTAGCAAACTACCAATTGCGCTAAAGATGCCACCGCCGCCACCAATCATACCTAACAGTTTAGTTGCTTGTGCTTTCAATTCAATCTTAATCAAGTCTTGTATAATGCTACGTGTGAAATCTTTGAAACTGAACTTACCAGTTTCAACAAAGTTATTAATTGCACTTTCCATGTTGCGTGTAATAGAACCAAATACTTCACCTGCACGTGAAGCGGCATTAGTAGCATTGTCCATGTAATTGTCAAAGGCTGTCTTCCAACCTTGTTCCCATGTACGACTTGCAGTTAGATTATTAGTTTGTTCAGTAGCAATTAACTTATACTTGTCAGCAATTTGTTGCAATCCATTTGCAAGTTCTTCTGACTGAGCACTTGTTAAGTCCATACCTTCATATGAGGCAGCAAACACTCGTCCTGCTTCTAATGCAGCCTTACGTGCTTCTTCTTGGATCGATGCCAATTGTTGTTCTAATGGGCTACGTTGTTGCTGTGCACCTGCGAATTGAACTTCTTTCAACTTATCATTAGCACTAATCATCATGTCGCCAAGTTGTTGTTGACGACTAATCTGTGTTTCAATTGCTTTGGTTACGTTTTCAATATCTTGCTTACGTGCTTGCTCAACCATTCGCAAACCTTGAATCAAGGGAATTTCTTCTTGAATTTTTTGTTTGTTTAGTTCATACAAACCTTCTTGTTGCTTGAGTGCTCCATTAATTAAAACTATTTCAGTGTTCAATAATTTAAGTTTATCGGCATCTTTTTCACCAATCATTTCTGCTTTTAAACTTGCTTGCTTATCTTTTAATGATTGCACTGCATTAGCATAACGATCAGTTTCTTGTTGCAACTGTGAGCGTAATTCTAATTCATCTTCAGTTAGACCAATGGCATCTCGTTGAAAGTTTAGGCTATCAAACAATGCTTGAGTAACTCTAGATTGCTGTTGACTTAACAATTTATATTGAGCAACTTGCTTAGCCAAATCTTGCGTAAGAGTACCAGCGGGCGTTGTCTCACGTTTAGTAGCCTGTTTGTTAATATCCTGAAGAGTTTTTGCTCGATTCTTTAAACGTTGTAAATCATTATCGTTTTCTTCTTTGGATAAGAACCCACTAGGTGGTACTTTGCCAAGAAGTTTATTAATCGCATTAATTCCTTTTGCAACCAATGGAAGATGTTCAGTTACAAAGTTTTCTAAACTTAGTGCCCAACTATCAATGATATCTGTAAAGGTATAGCCTTCTGATAGTTTTTTAACTGCATCAATCAACATGTAGATGCCAGTTACTGCTTTGGCTATAGGAGCAAAAATTGCTATTAATGCGCCTGCAAACCTTGCTAATGGACCCGGTACATACGCAAAACGCTTACCTAATTCTCTAACTAGTTCTCCTAGTGCGGCAATTCTTCCACCAAACTCAGCGAAACGTGGGGTCAATCTCCACCATGCACTAAATGTTTCTGCTGTTTTAACGACTGTTGTTGCTAGACTAGCAAAATTTACTCTTAAAACTAATAATGCACCAACTAATGAAATTGTAAATTTAGCAACACCTTCAAGCACAAGCATTATTAATTGCATGCCTCGTTGAAATACTACACCGGCAGCATAAATTACACCTAGAATTTTAGCCAATTCTACAAGTGCAGTAATGAATCTATCAATTGTATCGTTATCTATTTTGTTGATGAATTCAACTAATGGTTGTATGGCTGTAAGAATGCTTAATTGCAATTTCTGAAATGCCATAGTAAGTTTGTCTTGCAATTGTGCTGTTTGTTGTACAGCAGTAGCATAGTTAGCACTTGCTTGTGTGGCTGCAGCCAATTGACCTGCAACACCTTGCACATTAATGCCACGGAAGCCTTTGCCCAACAATTCAGTTGTTAATACAGCACGTTTACTTGCATCGTCAATCTTAGCCAAACCTTGTATAGTCTTTGACAATAAATCTTGTTCGCTTAGTGTGCCTAAATCATTTAAACTGATGCCAACATCAGCAAATGCCTTTTGTGCAGACTTACCGCCGCCGGCTGCTTCACCAATTGTTTGTACAAGTTTCTGTAATGATGTTTGCGCTTGGTCTGCTGTACCACCATTCAACTGAACTGCTTGTTGGAATCCTAGAATGTTTTGTACTGCAACACCTGTAGCATCACTAACGTCTTGTATACTATCGGCTAATTTGATGACATTACTAACCATACTACCAATAGCCAAACCAGCAAGTGCGGATTTTAAGCCGGCAAATGTATTGTTGAGTTTATCAACACGTTTGTTTAGTTGGTCAAGGTTTCTTTGCGCTGGGCCTGTATTAACGTCAACTGTATAACTTAAATCTGCCATTTTACTTTGCCTTCAAAATTTGTCCCACACGTTTCTTTACAAATTCTTGTGTAGGTTTGGTCATACCCTGAGGCGCTTGGTCACTACCGCGTAATCCTCTACGTGTCATGTGACGCCCTTTATCTAATACTTGTGCGTATTGATAATTTGCCTCAATAGTATTACCTTTGAGTTTGGTACTGCGTCTTGCATTACCAGTTTTGATTGGCGTAGTATCCTTAAAGAAATCGTACGCCTCTCTTGGCAGTTTATCTAATTTACGTTGTATGCGTTTTAGTGACACAGACATTGTATTAACTTGTAGGGTAACTGACATTATTGACCTCTAACCTTTTTCAACATTGCTTGTAACTGATCTGTTGTATAATCTGCTATTGGTTCTTTACCGTTGTTCATTGCTTTCCTGTGAGAGTAATTTTCAAATGTAAGAGCCGCATCCATAATATACAAATCGAATGTGTTACTTCTATTTAATACTTCACTGGGCAACATACCATAACGTTTACCTAGTGAATCTATCATCAATATTGACATCATCTTTTCAGACTTGGGGTCAATACTGTCATTCGTTACTTTCCCAATAGATCAGTCACCTTTGTAATTGCCTTCATCAATACGTGAGTTGGTAGCATGGCGTCTTTGGTAAGAATTTCTTTACCACTGTCGTCTAAGATTAATGTTTTAACCACATCAATGATGTTTGCTGTATCATTGTTAGACATGTTCGCTAGTTTCATGAACACTTCCATTGGTTGACGATCCCATGTGTGAAACGTAATGGCTTCACCAAACTCTTTGACGGTTTCTTCATCGTCAATAGAGACTTCAATTAGTTGGGGTTTTGCTGAGAGTTGAGATAGTTTCATTTGTTTTTCCTTTATGAATTGTTGTATTGTATTTATTTGTTTTCGTTTGTTTCTTCTAATAGTTGATTTAGAAGTGCAAGACGAAATGCTTGCTTTGCTTTTAGTTGTTTGATCGTTGCCTGCATGTTATCTAACATCGGCATCGTCTTTGCTTCGTCTGCAATAAGACTACGCAATTTTTCTTCATTGGTCTTTAACCATACTTGTTCTTGATGTGTCATTTGTTACTTTCATTAAAAGGGAAAGGGACATAAGTCCCTTTCTCATTACTGATTAAACGTTGCCGTTTGTCATAGAACCATCGACAGCAATAGTCAATGGTGATACCCAAACGGGTGCTTCCGGGTTAACGGTAGGTGCTAGACTTGTGATAAAGCCAACGCCTTCTGTGTAGTAAGCACCATTCGCTGTACCATTCCAATATATCTTGAAACTCAATGGAGTCTTGTTGATACTTAGGTTAGATAAACCGAAGTATGCCGCTGTTGTGTTACCAGCGCTACTGTTACCGAACCATACTTCATCGTCAATAACTAGATTTGTAGAAATTTCGTTATCTGCTGGAGTTGGTAACTTCTGAATATCTGTATTACAGAAGTCTGTGTATGAGTATACACCAGTAGAGTTAGTGATAGTGATATCTTGCAAGCAAATAACACTTAGCGGGCTCTCTGCTACGTTTGCTACGTTTGCACTAATTTCAATTACTGGTTGTGTACCTGTTTCGTTTACTGTGATTCTTGCCATTTTGGTATTCTCCTTATATAGTGGCTTATGTATTAAATTCCATTCTTAACAATCTGAATGTCCAGTTGTGTCTTTCTGCCTGGGTTGGTCCATATGTTAAAACTTGATCGAAGTTTCTTTCAAAATAACCATCAAACAATTGCTTTCCATCGTCCTTTATTGCGGTAACAAGATTAGCAATGATAGCATTCAATTG